AATATGTATTAAATGTTCTGAAGTTTAGTTGATGTGTATGTCCTGTAATGATGTGTATACCTGCTCTCATTGAGTTTTGGTATGCAGTATGGACACCACCTCTCATTCTGTGCTTGATTATAACTGTATCATCTACTAAGTGAGACATAGCCCAATCCCAATCAGGAAATAAGGTTTGTATCTTAAATGCTTCTAAGTCCTCAAAGGCTCTACCCCAAGACATTGCTACTTTAGATAATCTCGTTTCATGATTACCGAATGTTGCTAATTGCTTAATAGGATATTTAGCCTTATCAATTATCTTTTGTAATTTATTTATCTGAGCTTGTGAATCATATATCTCTTTTTGTACAGTTCTTTCTTGTGGTCTAATCTCTGTGTGAAACTTTGCAAATGAAGATAGGATGGATAAGTCCATGATATCACCATTAGCTACAACACATTTAAGTTGTCTTGTTTTAACTAAGTCTTTTAATACCTCACACATAATTTTAAAAGATACTGTTTCGTGTCCTTCAAAATGTGCATCAGAAAATACTAGCATTGAATATGCATGGTCTGTTATCTCTACACGATTAGTTAGTGGTGGCAGGTTAGCTCGTTCACTTCTTACAACCACATTACGATTATTGTTGTGTGGGAGTAATTGAATGCCTGTAAGTTCTTCTGCTTGTTGTCTGTAAAAAGACATTGTTCCTGAATCAGTAGATAACCCAAGATATTCAAAAACATCTTTTTGTTTTGTCATGTTGGGTAGATTCCATGCTCTGACAATATCATGAGCTGTGGCTAGTGATATACTAGACCTATTAGTGCTTGGCATATATTTCTCCTTAGTCTTTGCTAGACAAAGGATGGTCTTTCGGTAATAAATCTAAATCAAATTTACCACCTGAAAACTTCCCTGTTCTAACAGCAGATAAGAAAGCATTAACACGAGCCATAGCCCATTGGTCTTCTGACCTTACACTTGGTCTGACAGATTGTGGGTTATTACGATATGCACCGATACCTCGTTTGAATACTCTAGCTAACATTCCTACAGTAACTCTCTTACCTTTCTTGTCTCCATGTTTATCGTTATGTTCTTTGACTTTGTTTTCTAAACCTTTAAGTGTTGAGCCTGATACACCTTCTACTTTCGTTTCCATATCATCGAAAGACTTTTCACGTTCTCTCATGATTTGATTACGTTTAGTTTTAGCCCAACTAAATCCTGCATCACCACCCCACAATGCCCAAGCAATTCTTCCTGCTGATGGATAACCATCTTCACCTCTATCGAATCCTTGACCTTGTTTATCTACTTCGTGTCTAGAGAAGAATGAGTACATTCTTAAAACTGTGTTGGGAGATAGTCTTGTTTTATTTACAATATCTCTTGCTCTTGCTACACCTACTGCTGTGCCACCTCTGTTAAATTCTTTTCTCCAATCTAATCCTCTTTGTGCTTCATTAGCCATCGAATCAGATGGTGTTAAATCCAAATCAGATAATGCTTTTTCTTCTTGAATTAATCTGTCGTACTCAGCATGTGTTCTGCATGGCATGTAAATTGTTTTCCCATCTTGCTCGTGTGAATGTGTACCAACACATCCTATTTCTTCTGCTCGGTCTATTGCTTCTTCTTCTGTTGTGAATACATCTTTAGATACTTCTTCTTTTGTACCATAGATTTCTTCAAAAGCTTTTTCTGCTTCATCAACCTCTACAGGTTTAGCACTATCTTCAGGTGATGTTTCTGTTTCACCTATTGGGAATAAGTTAGATGGAATGTATAAGTCATCTCCACCTGTTACTTCTTCAAGTCCTAATCTATCTCTTGCTTCGTTACGAGTTAAGATACCTGCATTAACACCTTGTACTACATTCTCGTATACTTGTTTTCTTTTCTCTGCCATTGCAGGAATAGAATCTAAATCATATTGAATTCTAATATCACCATCATAAAGTGGAGATAGATATTCGTTTAAGTCTGATTCTACTCTAGATAACAAAGGAATAACTGTTTCTTCATAAAGTGCTAGTTTAGCAGTCTCCATGTTTGAGTATGTTTGGCTATCAGGTATACCAATAAGTTGTGCAGGTACACCAAAGCACAATGCAATCTCTCTTGCAGATAAGTTTAAGAGTTCCAAGAAATCCATGTCCTTTGGATTCAAGCCTAATTGCTGATATGAGAAGTTTCCTTCTAGTAACATCGGTCTTCCTGAGTTGTGAGTTCCTTGAAACCTAAACTCTAAATCTTCTAGCAATCTAGCTCGTTGGTCATCTGTTAATTGGGTAGACATCCCTGTCTCATCTGTGGGCTCAAATTTAAGCATACCACTTGGAGTACACCCATTTTTAAGCAATGCCACATTGTGCATCCCTGCAAGGTTATGTTGGTCAATATTATATGCACTAGCCATGATAGGTGATAGTCCATAAAAATCATCTAAAGGAGACCAAAGCTTAATCTGTTTGATTTGTCCTTGTCCTGTTGTTGGGTCTACTCTGTAAACATTACGAGTAACACCATCGATAACATAGTTATAACTTTCAGGAATAATCGATTCGTTTGCTTTGATTTCTATTCTGTCAGGTCTTAATAAATATAATTCTCTTGGTGGTGTAAAGCCTTCTGTATCTCTGAGCAGGTATGAGTTACCTGAGATTAACAAATAGGAATAAAGAGATGAGAAGTACTCTACACCTGATTGTAATGGGTTTGGTCTTTGTAATAATGAAATCAATTCGTGGTTGTCTAGTTTTGTATCTCCACTAAACACATCAATCTTGACTGCTGATGCTGAGTTTGAGATTAGCTGTATACATCTATGTACGATAGCATTTTCTTGGTAGCCATCTTTAGCATAGTCTTTATATCTTCGGTTAGTTTTAGATGAATAAGCATTAAGTTTATTGAACATAACCTTTGGTGCTTCTTTCTTTTCAGTTGGTTTTTCTTCTTGCTTAAAAAATCTATCAAATAATCCCATGTTTAACTTATCCTAAAAATTGCTTTACCTGAGCTTTGCAATGAAGTTATAGCCCACACCAATGCATCTACCCTATCATCATGAGATTTTACATTATTTCCTGTGAATTGACACATTTGTTCTTCTAAATCCTTGAAATACCCAACATGATGCACTCTGTTTTGTTCATACAATGCAGAGATAGGCTCTGCTCTGACTTGTTTTCCTCTTGTTGCACGAACACTTGTATAAGGAACTGTGCTGTCTTGTGTTCGTAAAAGTCGTTCAATTAAATCTCCACCATTATTAACCTCTGCTACGATTCTATCACATTCATAACGATTGTATAATTCTATTGCTTTCTTAACCCATACATCAGGTGATGTGGTTTGTGATGCATCTTGTAAAACATAAAAGTGATTATCAGAAGTTCTACCTGCAACAATGATTCCTGTTTCATCGGAATGTTCTGTAGATGTTACAGCAGGGTCTACTGCTACAACGATTCTTTCTAGTTCAGGAACATCTCTTACTCTGCCTTCTTCAATCAACTGACCATTGAACAATGCTCCTTCTACATCTTCGAGTATCTCTGCAAATAACTCTTGTCTGCCTATCCTTGTTCCTTCATATCGTTCTTTAAGCATAGCTATTGCTGATGGTGCTAGATTATCAATATTCTCAAATGTACTACCACTAATAATCTCTGTATCACTTCTTTTTGCTAATTCTTTTATAAGCTTGGTTGGTCTTGGTGTTGTAGTAATAATGCACTTAGGATTTTGACCTAGTCGTAATGCCATCATTAAGTTATCGAATGTTTCTCTATATCTCCATGAGGCTAATTCATCACACCATGCTCTGTGAAACTGTACACCTCTTAATCTATCAGGCTCGATAGCAGGGAATCCAATTATCTTACTACCATTGTAGAAATGTATTTCATTGTCTGATTTGTTATAACCTGTAGTGCTAAGTAACTCAGGCTCGATAATATTAATAAACCCACTATCACCTGCAAAGACAACCCTTTTTAAATCTCCATATGTAGGTGCTATTACACCACATACAACACCTCTGTTCTCTAAACAATATTGAACAGTATCGTATGCACCTGTTAAGGTTTTGCCCCAACCTCTACCTGCTAGAAATAAGTGAATGTTATATTGGTCAGATTCATTTACGACCTGATTATCACGAGCCTTATCGTACCAATCAGTTAAGAGATTCGTTGCTATCTTTCTTTGGGAATCTAGCTTCTCGAATATTGGATATGAGTTTTCTAAATCGTTCATCTTGCTCTGCTACATTATTAATTTCAATAACATCTGTTTCTTTCCACTTAGCCTGTGTTTTTAGCCAAAATATACATGCTGTTACTGCTTCTCTACCTGAGCCTGTAGCAATCTTAAAAAGGTTACGAGCTATCTGTGCATTAGCATTAGCCTTTCCTTCCTGCAATTCTTCTTGATAATACTTGTATAGTGTTGGTCTTGATATTTTTACAATGGCACACATTTGTTCGTGGGTAATACCTAGCCCTGAAAGGCTCTTAACCATTTCTGCTACTGATTCTTCTCTGTTCACTTTTTTAGGCATATCTTTTTTATAATGTAAAAATAAACTATTTAAGATTATTAAACAACTCTCCTGTTGATTCTAATACAGCATCTTTACCTGTGTAGTTTTGCCACCTTTTAACAATTACATCTACATATATAGGGTCAAGCTCCATTAAATAACCCTTCCTTTTTGTTTTTTGACAAGCTATTAATGTTGAGCCACTTCCACCAAATAAATCTAAAATACAATCTTCAGATTTACTGCTGTTTTTCAAAGCTCTTTCAATTAATTCAATAGGTTTTTGTGTAGGGTGAACATAGTTACTTCTAACCTCACGACTGCAAGACCATATATCGGTTTCTGTTCTTCCTCCATACCAAATATGAGCTTCATCTTTTTTGAAGCCATATATAATTAATTCATATTGATATCTATAATCTTGCCAACCCATTCCACCTGATTTTTTATTCCAAACAATGCAAGAAGATACGTTCATTCCAGCATTTGTTATATGGTTGTAAAATCTTGGATAAGAGTCTTTCCAATTACAACATATATAAAAACTTGCACCTGCTTTAGTTGAACTGAATAACATTGGCAAAAAACCATCAATAAAATTATCAAATGATTCATCTGACATGGCATCATTTTTTATGCCTTTTCTCAACAACTCATCTTCACCACGACTTTTATAATCGGCATTGTATGGTGGGTCAGTAAATATCATATCAGCTTTTACTGTGTTCATTAATTTACCAACATCATCAGCACTCGTACTGTCCCCACACATTACCCTATGCTCTCCACATAACCATGTATAGCCTAACTTAGTGATAGGGTCTTCAGGTGGTATTAGTACTTCATCTTCATCTGTTAAACCCTCTTCTATCATGAAGTCAGGTACAATCTTAGCTATCTCATCGGTGCTAAAACCTGTAAGACCTAAGTCAAATTCATTATCAATTAGAAATTCAAAGTTAAGTTTTAAGAAATCTTTTGACCAAGTGCTGTTTTCAGTTAGTTTATTATCTGCAATACAATATGCTTTTTTCTTTTCATCTGACCAACCCTTAGCAACTATACATGGCACTTCTTTTATACCTAGTGATTTACCTGCTAGTAATCTGCCATGACCTGCTATGATTTCGTTATTCTCATCAATCAGTATAGGCATTGTCCAACCAAACTCTTTAATAGAATTAGCTACTTGTTCTATCTGCTCAGGTGCATGTTCTCTTGGGTTGGAATCGTAAGGTACGACATCATCTATATTCTTAGTGATTGTGTTTTGTACTGCCCACTCGTTACTCATGGTGTACTTTTATACTATGTGAGAATATAATCCTACACTTACATAAAAGTCTGCACTCTTATTAAGATTTATAAGAATAGCATTTACATCTTTTACTTGTCCAAGTAACCATTGTTTGTCAGAATTAGAAGCTACACTAATTTGACCCATAAGGTTAGCTTTTTTTAGTCTAAGTCCATCTGCTATATCTAAAATATCAGATTTATTTAAGTTTAAGTTTGTCATAATTTTCTCCTTTGTTTACTAGGGTTTCATTACCCTATATAAGTATTATATACTTTTAGTATACTGTTGCAAGTAATTTATCATCTTTTTTGGAGAAATAAGTCGATTAAACCCATAAAATGCAGTTTTTGTACCTCTTTTTAGGATATTTGCATCAGTAATCAGGTCTAATGACTGAAATGTATTAAGAACATTGGGAGTTGCAAGACCACATATCCATAGTAGATTCTCGGTCTGCTTAACCACAATAATCTCAGGTTTATAGGATTGTTTGAATATTACAGGGTATCTGAACTTAGCTGATGTCTTTACACCACATTGATATCCTAGTTTAGATAAATCAGATACA